TTACAACAGGTCGCGGTGGTAAATCGCCAACCAGTCGGCAAGCTCCCTCATCGACGAGGCTGCCATTATCGCATCCATGTCCTCCAGCGGTGTCGCCTTTGCCGTGCCGTTGAAGTCGCCCTCGGCAAAGCGTATCACAAGGCCGTTGTCCTTGTCCGTAGCCACCCACCAACCGTCTCGCTCAGATGACGGCTGGAGGTCGAAGCGGCCAGGGTCGCCGGACACGGGAACGAACTCGCCCATGTCGGTCACCTCGGTGGACACAGGCTCACGACCCGCCATGTAGTCAATAGCCTCCTGTGTCTCGCACACGCGCTTGACGGCATCCCCTGCCGTTTCACCCACGGCACGGGCATGCAGCTCGTCACCGTCGGAGAACGTCATCCTTATCTCATAGCGGTTCATGCCTCGTAGCGTTCGTCGTCAGCGTAGATGACGCTGCCGTCAGCCTCCACAATGAACGTGTCGTTGAACGCGTAATCGTCAGGGTCGTAGTCCTCACTGACGAAGCGTATGCGGTAGGCACCATCGTGTTCCTCTCGCCTCAGTTCACCGCTCCTGCATGCGGCTATCACGCCCTCGTTGTCGGCTCGTTCCACTGGCATCGCCGACATGATGCCGTCCCACACCTCTGGTGTTATCTCTCCAAGCGCACTGGTCAGCGCCTCCAGGTCCTGCCCGCTCTCGGCGAGCATCTCAAAAAATGCCTTCATCACTTCTTCTCATTAATACATCGGCAAAGATAGCGATTGCCGCCGACAGTGCAAAAAAAAAGCGCAAGAATTTGCGCTTCCTTAGATTACAAGAGTGTCGTTATCGGGCAGCCTATCGCTGCCGCAAGTTCCTCAAGTTTGCCCTTGGTGGGGTTGCCGTTGAGCCTCGCCCTGAGCGCCGAGGGTGTCACCCCGAGTTTCCTTGCCACTTCCGGAACGGTGGTGCCGTAAGCCTTGCAGATGGTGTGTAGCCTGACCTTTGTGCCGTCAAGCTCTGCCACCTGATGGTAGTAGCCCATCCACATGCGCCCCTGTTCCGCGCTGGTGAGCCGTGACGGCAGCTCGCCCATCTTGCCGGCAATCTCGTTCCACTCCTTTTGACCATCGTTGTCGGTGGCGGCCGCAGCTTTCGCCATCCATGGGGTGAGCTTCTCCAGCGGGTTGACCGCCACCAGTGCGGGCAGCGTCCTCGGTGTCTTGCACACCGCTTCCGTCAACGCCACCATCCTGCCTATCAGATAGGCCGTGTCCGTGCTGTTCCTGTCTAATGCCATAATTCTATCATTTTAAATCGTTAATAATCTGTTCCTTGGTGGCACGCTTGAAATATTCCGTCATGCCCACCTTGCGTGATATGTTGCGGCTTATCATCCGCTCAAGACCAACGTCACCCGTCAGGTCGTAGTAGCGGCAGTCACGCTCCTGCCCCACCCTGTATGTCCTGTGGCCGCTCTGCGCCATCAGCGCATAGTCCCACGTCTTGTCGAAGTACACCGTGTGGCAATACTGCTGGAGGTTCAGCCCCAGCGACTCCTTCTGGTAGCTCAACACCCTGCAACGGGGGTAACGGGACTCGCACGCCTCACGGCTCTTGACGTAACGGCAAAAGATGATAGTCCTGTCAGGCTCGCCCGTGTAGTCGATGATGTCGTCAACGGCACGGAACTTGTCCTCGGTGACGCAGTAACAGTGCTGCATCTTGTTGGTCATCTCCATGAAGATGTTGTTGTTGCGCCACTCCAACAGGTCCTCCGTCAGGTAGTAGTCAAGGATGCTGTCGTAGTCCGCCCTCGCCTCCTCATCGACGTGGTAACGCCACTCGCTGAACTGCTGCGACACGTTGAGCCTGAGGTCGCACTGGTACACATAATGGCGGATAAGGCTGTACAAGTAGTCGATGTTCTCGTAGCCCCTGATGTACTCCTTGACGTATGTGCGGCAGTTGTGCCGCCTCGTCTCCCTCACATAGTCGCAGAACGTGTCCTTGAAGCGGGCGAACGTCATGCCCAGTATCCTGGGCGAGAGGAACTCCATCTGCGACCACAGGTCAAGCAGGTTGCGGCTCAGCGGCGTGCCGTTGAGGATGAGCTTGTATTCCGCCCGCTTGCCAAGCTCAATGACACGCTGCGTGCGCTTGGCGTTCGGGTTCTTAATCTTGAGGCTCTCGTCAACGACCATGAAGCACCGCCTGCCCTCCATGGCATTCATCGCCTCCATGTAGATGCGGTCGCTGCCGCCTATGCTCTCAACACCAAAGTACATCACAGGCACGTCGGTGGTCATCCACTTCTCCACCTCGTCAGGCACGATGCCGGCACCGCCCTTCAAGGTGCGCAGGGGACCCACCCACAACACCATGTCGATGTCACTGGCGGCGGACACCAGCTCACAAGCCACACGGGTCTTGCCCGTGCCAGCCTCCATGAACAGCGCACCCACACGCCACTCAAGCAGGTGGGCTATCGCCTCCCTCTGATGATCCTTGAGGTCAACCATGGCGCAGCTCGTTTATGATGTTGTCGCCAACAGGGGCGATGCTCTCCGGCCTGTGCCGCTCAACAGTCACGGTCTCCAATTCCCTCCACCGCTTGGTCACGGTGTCAACGATAAACCGCCTGCCCTTGCGGCCGTGCTGGAAACAGCAGGCTGATGCCGACACCCACACACGGCGGCCGTCATCATCGAAGTGCCAGCCGTCATACACCCTGCGGCGTGTGCCGTTCTGGGCAACGGTGATGAAGCCGTTGCCCCTCTCCACGGAGATGTACTTGACAGGATAAGCCATCACGACAATCTCGTTGCCTTGCAATACCTCTTCCATTCCTGCTGGTCCTCCTCGATTAGCGTGCAAAGCTGGGCGAAGTCCAGGGCGCACATCCTGTCCTGGATGTAGCCGTTATCGTCAGCCCATTCCCTCACCTTGAATGTCCAGTAGTCGCGCAGCTGCGCCTCACCGCCCCTGGCGAGATGGTCGGACATCCAATAGACGCGCCTGCCGTCAGCCTCCAGCGGCTCATAACGCACCTCGATGTAAGAGCCGAGGGCGCAGAAATGCGGCTTCATGACTGCCTCCACCTGCTCACGCTTAAAGTTGTCAAGGTCGAACTCGACCTTGTTGTTGCCGAATGATATAGTACCTTTCATCGTCTTCATCTTTTAAGTTCGTCAATAATGTTGTCTTCCTGCGGGCTTATGCGCTGCGGCCTGTGGTGCGTCACCGTCACCTCGGACACCGAGCCCCACTCGCTGACCATCGCCCGCTTCTTGCTGCTGTACTGGATGTTCTTCTTGGGCAGTATCCATGCCGCTATCCAGTAGGCATCGCACTTTGTCACGCTCTCGTCTCTCCCGAACACGCATGATGCCGGGATGATGTCCTCGCTGCCGTCGAAGCAGCGCACCTTGTAGGCCTTCTCGGTGATGCGCTCCATCGACTCGACCCTCACGCTGTAGCACTCAATCATAACACCTCCACAGTGATGGTGCGGTCACTGTCGCCGTAAGTGATGAAACCGAACTGGCCGACGAAAGCGTAGCTGATGTCGTCGCCCTCCACCTCGTCAACTGTGAGCACGAAGCGCTTGTTGAGGTCAACGCCGAGGATGCGTGCCGTGCCCGTCTCCTGGCGGTTGTAGCCATCCGACCAGAAGCGCACGCGCTTGCCGACAATCTGTGACACGTTGTCACGGGTCAGTTCGAACACATCTGCTTTGTCGAAGCCCGTGTAATCACCGCAGCGGTTCTCCTCGGTGTCCTTTGCCTTGTACACGGCATCCAGCTGTCCGTCGATGTAGTCGAACACATACAGGTTGCCGTTGTCCGTGTAAATCTCATGCCACTTGGTGGCGAACTGATAATTGTTGTTGAAAATCTCTTTCATTTCCGTGCTTTTTTAAAATTGTTTGACTTAAATTGACACTGCAAAGATAATGCCATTTTTTTGATTTAACAAGCAAAAACGCAAAAAATAATTTGCGTTTTTGTATTTTTTAACATTTTGGCACACAAAACACGCCCCACCCTCACGGGCAGAGCGGAAAGCAAACGCAAAGTCAAGACACTACTTATCCTTTAAAGTGTTGCGATAGTCAAAAATTCCAAATCGTATAGGTGACACCCACGCCGATGTACGGGTCGAACCGCTTGCCGCCGAAGTTGTAGCCGTAGCCTGCCTGCACACCGATGCCCCAGCGGCTCCTGTTGCGCATATACTCGTGCGTGATGGTCTTATATACAGTCCGCTGGTACACCTCGATGCTGTCAAGCGACGGCTGGTAGCCGCTGACATAGGCGGTGTAGGTGCTGTCGCTGTACACCTTTTGCGTGATGGGTATCATCACCGAGTCCACGCCCTCCACAAGCAGCGTGTCCTGCAACACCACGGTATCGGGCTTCTCGCCCTTTGTCCTGTCGAAGTACACAGGCACATAACGCACAGTCCGCTCCGTGGTAGCGATAGGCTCACGCACATAAACCGTGTCGGTCTGTATGCGTGTCTCCTCGGTCGTTCTTTGCAAGACAACATCGTCACCTCGCTTGGCAAAGTGATGCCAGCAGGCGCACACGCCACACGTCAGCAGCACGCACGTAACGCAAGCCGCAATATGGTGAAATCTTTTCATCATCATACAAACGTGTCGCAGAGCATCGCCACGATGGTCGCCGCCGCCATGAGCAGGGCGAGCGCAACGATGCACCCCAGTGCCCTGTCGTTGTCGCCGTTGAGTTGCAGCCAGTCGTCGTTTTTCATAACTTGATGCCGCTTGTGTAGCCCTTGGTGTTATAGTGCTTCGTGAGCTTCTGCCCTCGGTTGTTGCCCTTGCGGTAGCTGACGTGAATCCACGATGGGCAGCCGCTCTTGTCGGGGTACTCGCATATCACTTGGTCAAACTCCAGCCCCATGCCAAGCAGCAGCTTCAAGAGCTTTTTGTTGCAGGCAGCCGACTTGCTTATATCCATAATGTCCGCCGCCTGACCGTACATGTGGCTGCTTGTCTTGGATGCCCCCTTAATCTTGTCGTTGAGCTTCTTGCAGCGGTAGCCGCTCGTCACGATGATAGGCGAGCCCCACTTCTCCCGCAACGGGTCAAGCACGTTGTCAACCAGCTCACGCAGACATTGCTTGTCCTTGGTCGTCGGCGTGTTGTCGATGCCAAGCAGCGTCGCCTGCACGCTGCGTGTCAGCTCGGAAAATGTAAAGTACTTCATTAGAAAATTGTATTTGCGTGGTGAGTGTTATTTATCGGTATAAATATCTTCTCCACCGCCTTGCGGCTTGCCCCGTCTGAGGTGGATAGTATCATCTTTGATTTTGCCGCTATCGGCACAAACCTGTCCTCGGGCATCCAATACTCGCTTATGTAGATGTTTTTCTGACGCTCTGCCCAATCCCAAAACCGCTCATGGTCAAAACCGCCATACGACCCGCAATCTGTGCCGTAATACGGAATGTCGCAGTACACCACCGAATTGTCGGGTATCTCCACCTGCTGGTAATCGCTTTGGAGTCTTTCGAGGCTTTGGAGGCTTTGGAGTCTTTCGAGGCTTTCGAGGCTTTGGAGTCTTTCGAGGCTTTGGAGTCGCTCGTCATAGGCGTGATGCCCCCTTATCCTTCCGTTACGCTTTGCCCAATCCATTATCCACCGCCGTATCTCCAGCCGTCCGTTGAGGTCGGGCATATCGGGATAGTATTGCCGCAATCCAGTGAAGTCGCCGAATACCGCCGCATAGTGGTAGGCACGTTTATACCCCTCTTTGTTTTTTCCGTACAGGTAATTTTTCCCGTTGTTGGCAAATGACCAGCACAGCCGCACATACGGGTCAGTGTCTTTGAGCTTATGAAATTCATCACGGCTTATCCACCGCTTTTCATTGCGGTATTTGCCATGAATGGCATCGGTGAATAACTTAGGAGCGTCATTAATGTCGTTGCATATCACCCTGCGGTAACGACCATTTAACAGCGCAGCGTGCGTAACAGCACACCCGCCCGCAAACAAATCCACAAACACGTCAGCCGATGGCAGTTGGTCAAGCACCCATTTAGCGATGGCGTTTTTGCTCCCTTTATATGGCAGTCCGTACTTCATCCCAGTTCCTCCCCCTTGTCCGCAAGCTCGTCACCTTGCAGGTCTTTCACCTTTTGCAGGTTGTTAATCAGGTCGCCCATCTTGTCGCTGCTCAGCACGCTTGCGATGCTGGCAAGCTGCTTGATAGCATTGCGCTCGCTCTTGGTCGCTGCACCCTCACGGATGCTGACCAGCTCAACGAAAGCACAGAACGCACCGATAATAATCGTCACCAACGGCACATTCTCCAGCAGCGTCAATCCGCACAATTCCCACACGTTGCTAAGGTTGATCATCACGTCGATGCAGAACGCTATCACCACGCTGCCCTCGCCCTTGATGAACTTGATGATGCTGCGCTGCATGGCAAATGATGTGCGTGCCTCGCCACGCAGGCGAGCCTTATAGACACCGCTTGCGAAGTCCACCGCCATGGCGATGAACACCAGCACGGCAACCACGCTGCCAAGCATCAGCATCCCGTGAATTTGCTTCAATATCTCTATCATCGCTTCTTATGGTCAAAACAAGCACGCTGCCAAGCAGCCTATCACGACACCTGCCACGTCAGCCGCAAAGTCGCCCCACGACCACTGGTTATAGCCGCAGTAGGCATCGGCGACCTCTTTGCCAACCCCTGCAGCAAGTGACGTGAGCGCACCTGCGTACAGGCTTGCGGCAAGACCGAAGCCGACCGCCAAGCCGACACCTGCCACGGCAAGCGTGATGGCGCAGCAAACGCCCATATGCATCCACTTGTCCTTGCCCATTGTCACAACGTCATTGACCAAGCCGCAAGCACGGCGAACACTGCGCTCACGGCGATGCCGATGCCCATGGCAGCCCAGCCGCCGTCCTTGCCCACGGCATAGCCGGCACTTGCAGCCGTGCCGCCAGCAAAGCCTGCGAAAGCCGCAGCCGCCCAAGCCTTGTACATCTCCACGCCCTCGCCCCCGATGAGGTAGGTGAGCACCGCCACCACCACCGCCGTTATTGCAGGCATCGCATAACTAAAAAAATTCTTCATCTTATTATTAATTTATGTTAAAACGCTATTCCATCTCCTGCACAGTCTCGTAAGGTGCCCAGTCGATGCCCTCCTTCTCCTGCCAGCCTGCCGCAAGGCACGACTGGATGTAGGCTATCGCAGACGTGTAGAAGTCGGTGAGCTCGTCAACGTCGCTGAACGTGTAGTACACGCTCTGCTCGTCAGATCCGCTGCCGAACTTGAAGGTCACGGGCAACGATGCACCCGAGGTCTGCAAGGCGAGGTCGTATGCCGCCTTGTAGTTGAACTGGTTTTCCATTGACAGCCAGATGCTGTGGCCGTTCCACACGAAGCCGCTGAGGATGGCCTCGTCAACACTGGCGTTCACGCAGTCGATGACCGCAGCCTTAATCTCCTCCAGCGTCGGCTTGTGAGTGAGCTCCATGTAATAGTTGTAGCCCCACTCGCCTTCCTCACCGTAGCCGTAGAACACCGCCCAGCGCTTGCGCCCGATGCGCCAAACGCCGTCCTGCCTGACAGAACTTCCGTATCGCTTCTCCATTGTTCGTCTCCTTTCTCCCCAAAGTTACACAATTTAAAAACACGCCCGACGTAATGGCGGATTTTCAGATTTTGCCTACCTTTGCGGCAGGCGGATGCCCCTGCGTGCCTGGTTACCTTCGGGCTCGTTTACGTCATATCGAATGGCGTTAGCGCGGTCTCGGTCGCGACCTACGGTGCGCGGCTCGAAATCAGTACGACATCGCCCCAGCCAGGGCGAAGGGGCGGAGCCTCGGCAACACTCCCGAGAGAAAGCCGGAACACGACACATGGCGGTAACCGCTGGTAGCATCGGCGAACGCGGCAGCCGCAAAGACTGAAGGCATGAAAAGGGTCGGCAACCTCATAGCTCTCATCACCTCCGACGAGAACCTGTCGGACAGCTACGACACGGTGCTGCGCAACGTGAAGGACTTACGGCAGCGTGCCAAGCTCGCGGCGATGAAAGACACCACGCTGGCGCGGCTCAAGACGGAACTCGCCAACGGCACGTTCCGCATCAAAGGCTTGCGCGAACTCGTGGTGGTGGAGAACAAGCGCAGGCTCATCAAAGCCCCGTGTTTCAGCGACCGCGTGGGATGCCATGCCGTGATGAGGGTGGTTGACGATGCCCTGCACAAGTCGCTCATCTCCACGGCAACGGCAAACGTGAGGGGAAAGGGAATGCATGCGCTGTTCGCCAAGATGCGCTCCGACATCAGGCAGGACCCGAAAGGCACCGCCTACTTCTACAAGTGCGACATCCGAAAATACTACGAGAGCATCGACCAGACGCAGCTCGTGGAATGCCTGCGCAGACGGGTCAAGGACAAGACGGTGCTGCCCATACTGGAGGGGTTCGCCACCTGCACCGAGAGCGGACTCGCCATCGGGATGCGCTCCTCCCAATGCTTCGGCAGCATCTACCTCTCTGACATCGACCACTACTTCAAGGAAACGCTGCATGTGCGCTACTACTACCGCTACTGTGATGACATCGTGATGCTGCACCACGACAAGCGGCAGCTGTGGCAGTGGCGTGACATCCTTAAGGCCAAGCTCACGGAAAAGAAGCTGGAGATTAAGCCCGATGAGTGCGTCAGGCCTCTGTCCGAGGGGCTCGACTTCCTCGGTTTCGTCAACTACGGCACGCACGCAAGGCTGCGCAAACGTATCAAGCAGCGCTTCGCCCGCAAGATGGCCAAGGTGAGGTCACGCAAGCGCAGGCAGCAGCTCATGGGCAGCTTCAAGGGCATGGCGGTGCACGCAGAATGTAACCACCTGTATTACTCTATAACACACCAAAAGATGAGGAAATTCTCAGAAATGGGCGTGTCGTTCACGCCCGCCGACGGGAAGAAACGCTTCCCTGGCAAAGTGACGCGCCTCGGCGCTATCGTCAACAAGACCATCGAGGTGCACGACTACGAGGTCAACGTCAAGACATCGCAGGGCGAGGACAGATACATCGTCTCGTTCCGCGACCCGCAGACCGGCGAGTGGGGCAAGTTCTTCACCGCGTCGGAGGAAATGAAGTCCATCCTCGACCAGATAAGCGACATCGAGGACGGCTTCCCATTCGAGACGGTCATCGTCAGCGAGGTGTTCGACGGCAACAAAATCAAGTACCGCTTCACCTGACGGCTGGGACGGGAAAAAGGAGAGGGCGCAGCCTTGCGGCTCGCCCTCTGACGCTTTGCGCCCTTTTCGCATCAGTCGTCCACGCCCTCGATTTCGCCCCTGAAGGCGAGCCGCGCACCGTAGGTCGCGACCGAGACCGCGCCAACGCCATACGAACGACGCAAACGAGCCCGAAGGTAACCACGGCAGCATTGCCCGACCGTGCCCACACACGGCCGTTGCCGCCGTTCATGAAGAACTGGTCGCAGTAGTAGCTGGTGTACTTGCTGTTGTCGGTGGACAGCACCGTGGGCACGAGGTCGCAGTACCTGCCGTGCCGCATCCTGGCGACGCAGTAGCCGCTGGTCTTAAGACCCTGTACGCTGCGCTCCGTGCCGTCGGCAGCCCTGTAGATGCGCCAGATGTAGTCAAGGGAATAGCTGCTCACCACGCACTTGTCAGCGTAATACTGCTTCCAGCTGTCGGCGTTGGTGACGGCGTGATCCATCCACTCGTAGTACGTACCCCACCAGTCGGTGAGTCCCAGTGTGCGGATACGGCCCGACGAGCTTTCCTCCATGGGCGCGGTCACGTTGAGCGCGGTGGATGTTCCAGAACCGCCCGTGCCGTTGACCGCCTGCGAGTTCCTGCGCCCGTAGATGGCCATCCACAGGATGGCGACATCCTTGTGCGTCTCGTAGTCGGCAATCTGGTAGCCGTCGGCTCGGCACTTGGCGAGGTTACAGAAGTCCTTCCAAGTGTAGTTGAGCGTCACGCCCGTCAGACTGTCAAGGGTGTTGGTGGGGTTGCCCTTACTGTCGTAAGTCCAGCCCGTGTACGTCGTTGACGTGCCGTTGCCGAGCTTGATGGTGCCGCCCGAGATGGAGCGCATGCGCATCATGCTGTCAACGCTCGCCATGTACGCGCCAACCAGCTCGACGGGATGCTCCACCCAGTCGGGTTCGATGGCCTCCACGTCGTCACTGTCAACGGTAAAGCACTTGCCCGTGGCGTTGGCCACTGCCACCGACACGAGGAAATAGGCCGAGCCCGTGGGCACCGAGCAGAAAATGTCGTCACCGCTGGCGAAGTCGAACAGGCTGTTGCTGACGTACATGTTGTGGGTGCCGAGCACCGTGCCGGCACTGTCGATGAACACACCGCCGTAGCTGCTGCTGTTGATGCCTGGCCAGCGCACCTGCTTCATGCCCTCCACAGGTATCCTGTACACGTTGTAGGCAGACGAAGTGGTCAGGTTGTCATCGCTGAACGTGTCACCCTCGGCGAAGTTGGCGATGGCGACACCCTTGTTGGAGGCGTAGAGCAAGGATGACAGCGCGTAGTTCTTTGCCGTCGTTGCCGTGCTCAACGGCTCGCTCTCGCTCTTGCTGAGGAACACATACTTCTTCTGGTTGGCGTAGTCGTTAACGCCCTTATACCAGTAGTGGGGGAAGCCCACCATCAGGTCATAGCCCTCACCGTCAGGGTCTGTCGGGTCGAAGCTGCTGCCGTCGGCAAGTGCCTCGTAATCGTCGTCGGCAATCTGCGAGCACACCATCTTGGCATTGCTCTCGTCGTATGCCGCCTTATAGACGTGGATGGCCGCCTTAATCTTGCTGATGTGGCCGCTCGCCACATACGAGGTGCCGTAATCGTAACCCGTGCCGTTGTCAAGGTTGGTGATGTTGGCATCGTCGCTGGCCGAGTCGTCGAACACGATGGCGGTGAACTGGGCGTTGTTGATGGTCAGGTTGGGGAAATAGGCCTTGTAGGCGGAGATGTCGTCAACGAGGTCGGTGAATGTCCACGTGCCCTCAAGACCCGAACACTGGCCGCTCTCGTCGTATGCCGTGCCCGTGCTGTCGATGCCGATGCAGCCGGAACTCATCAGCGAGGCGAGCAAGCTGCTCGGCGCGGTGACGTTGAGTCCCGTCAGCCTGATGTACTTAAGCGACGCACCGCCGTTAATGATGTCGGAGAGCAGCTGCTTGGTGTCGATGTTGTCGCTGCCGCCCACCACCAGCGTGGCGATGCTGGAATAGCCCTCCAGCGTTAGCCCGCCCGTGTAGTATAGCTTGGGCAGGTTTACCAGGCGCAGAGAGGTCATCGTGGCGGGCAGCGTCACCGTGCTGACAGGCGATGTCTCGGCAAACGACACGGTGGTCAGCGGAGAACCCGTGGCGATGAACGTCTCAAGACGGGGGCATCCTGACGCGTCAACCGTCTTGATGCTCGTGTTGGTGATGTCCAGAACCTTGAGGAAAGGCAGCGCACCGAGCGGCAGCGTGGTGAGCGCCTCATAAGCGCCGATGGACTGCTCCACATGGTCGCTGCTGCCGAGATACAGCTCCTGCATGAGCTTGCAGCTGGCGAACGACGCGCTGCTGCCGATGCTGACCTGCGACAGGTCAAGCTTGCTCATACGGTCGCACTGGTAGATGTACAGCAACGCGCCCGTGGTGTGGTCGAAGTCGGTGAACTCCGCGCTCTCGCCCTCCTCGACATACAATATCTGCGAGTAGTTGCCGCTGGCATCGTTGCCGATGCCGAAGTAACCGCTCTTGGCTGCCGTGAACGGGATGGTGGCGCTGCTATTACTGTTGGAGCGGAACGACACGACACCGCTGAAGAAGTCGCCCGTGGCGTAGAAACCGTCACGGAAACGCCATCGGGTGTCGATGAACGCCTCAAGCTCCGTCAGACGCAGGCCGTACATGGCGTAGAAGTACAGCTCGTGGCCGTAATTGTCGGGGTTGTCGATGTACTTCTGCTCACCGTCACACGACGAGATGGTCTTCTGCCATGCCTTGCAGATCTTCTCAATGAAGAAATACTTTGCACCGGTGGGCGAGAACGGCTCGAAAGTCTTGCCGTCAACGGTGGCCTGCGTGGAGCGCATGGCACTCACCACAGACTTCATCGTCACCGTGTCACCGTCAGCGTTGACGTACACCTCAGGCTGGTAGTACAGGTTGCGCCACAACACGCTGCCCCACCCCGCATACGGGTTCTCATAGCCCGTGTCCTCGTCGGTGGGCTCGTTGGGATCAACCTCTGGGTCGATGGTCGCCTTACCGTCGTTGTCCTTGCCGTTGAGGGTGTCGGCATCGTAAATTTTGTTGGGGTACATCCGCACCTTGGTCTCGTCATCGTAGTCACCGCCCGTGACGCTGCCGCCCTCGTCCAGAAAGAACATCGGCTGGAAGTTCTTGGACTGCTGGTCAACGGCCGCGTTGTAGTCGGTGAAAGCGTTGTAAGCCATCAGCGCGTGAGGGTTGATGTACTTGTACATGTTCTTCATCCAAACGGCCTTGAAGTTGCTCACATCCTCATAGTCGCACGAGTTGCAGAACACAAGCAGGCGGTAGAGGAAATAAGGCACTTTCTTGCCCATGGCGAGGTCTTTCTGCAACTGGTCATCGTCTATCATGCACTCGAAATAGACAGTCCAGGCAGGTGCCGTGCTGATGCTGATTTCCTCGCCATCAACGAGCTTCTGCACCCACGAGCTGAACTTGGTGACGGGTGCCATCATGTCATCGATGCTGGACACACCTCTGAACCACGCCATGTCCGCATAGGTGATGACCTCGAAGCCGTCAACGGGGTTGAGCACGTTGCCCTCGATGACCCACTTGCCGCCACTCTGGTACATGTTGCCGGTGCTCTCAGCCCATGCGCCATCCTCGTACACCATGAAGCGGTACGAGCTGCTGCAATAGGGCGTGAGCTTGTAGATTTTGGTTGTGTCAACGCTTGTGTCAGCGAGAAAGTTCGTCTTGATGGTTGACAGGCTCTCGCCCTCCGCACCGAAATACTCCACGAAGTCACCGTAATTCAGGCAGCCCTTGTTGTAGCCTGGCGTGTCCATGAAGCCCAGTGCCACCTGCTCCTTCTTGTCCTCCTTCCAGTTGCCCTTGGCGTAGAACGTCAGGTCGGTGAGGTCGCCACCTGCGGCACGGAACATCGCTATCGGGTGGTTGGCGGTGGAGTGGTTCATCTCCAGACCGGTGATGGACACGTCGCCCTTGGTGAACGTGCCGTCGTAGTACCGCTGGGCAGGTGTCATGAAGTTGTCGCCCAGCGAGCGCAGCGTGGCGTTCATCATGTTGCACGCGCCGCAGTCGTTGGCGTTGCTGCTGTCCGAATAGTCCACCTTGACGGTGATGATGTCCACGGGGATGGTGTTGTCACCCACCCTCACCTTGTTGATGGCGGCAAGCGACTTGGCCAGCTCGTAGTCGGCCAGCTGGTCGGCGGTGAGCCCCATGGCAGCCACCTCGGTGTCGGAATAAATCATCTCTATCACCGTGCCGCCCGTCTTGGCACTCTTGTCGTAGGAGCTGCCCTTGCTCGCACCGAGGTAATAGCGGGCGTTCTTGATAGGCCGCTTGGCGGATGTCGTACCCTGGTTGCGGCGCTGCACGTCGGTGGCCTTGAACGCCCTCCACGGATGCTCCACGTCGTAATAGTACAACGTGATGTAAATCTTCTTGCTGGTGCTTTCCGTGTCGTCAAGGGCGGTGATGTCACTGCCGTTATACGGTGCCTCCACAAGGTAGCTCATGCCGTTGGCGTACATCGCTGCGGCATCAGGCACCCCCGTGTTGCTCCACACGTTCTCGAAGTCGTACTCGGTGATCATCGCCTCGGTGTCGGTGAGCTTCAGCAGGTAGTCGTAGAACGCCTGGCGGTACACGGGGTAGCTCTCCCACGCCATCATCCAGAACAGGTAGAAGTCAGCATAAGTGCCGTCGAAGGTGATGTTGCTGCCCTGCACCAGCTGGCCGCTGGCGGTGTAGCCTATGCAGCCCACCTCCTCACCGTCAAGGTAGAGCTTGATGAACGAGTAGTTGGTGCTCTCATGCGTGACGTACTTGCCCGTGGGCTCCACCACGATGCCCACCGTGATGGGCTTGCCCTCAGGATAGCGCCTGCGCACCACGTCGGGCGTGCCTGACGTGCAATAGAGCACGATTTCCTTGCCCGTGATGTAGAAGCCCGCGCCCGTTGACTCGTCGTAGCACTGCATCAGCTTGGCATCGTCGTCAGCGGAATACTGGCTGGCGAACCTGAACAGCAGGGCGACACCGTTGCTGCCCACGCTCGCGGTGAACGGCACATGGTTGAGCGATGCCGTCACACCCTCCTTCACGGCAAGACAGTTCACACCGTCGAACGTGCCGAAACCGTTGCTGCTCCAGTTGCTGTTGTTGACCGTGAACGCATAATCACCGTCCTCGATGGTCTTGTCGGTGTCACTGTTGCTGCGGCTGGCGAAGTCGAACGAGTAGATGGCGCCCTCGGTCTGCTCCGCGTCGATGGCCGAGCCGCTGATGTTGTACTCGGTGGTCTGCGACACGCTGGTGCCCGCCTTGAAGTACACGCTCACCGTGCCGCTGGAGCCGCTCACCTGATGCGTGTAGGTGTATGTCGTCGAATAGGCTGCCGAGGTGGTCTGCGTCTTAGTGCCGTCCTCGTACACCTCAACAGAAGTGGTGCTGCTGCCCGCGGTGTATGCGGCGAAGTCGATGGACACGCTCTCATAACGCTTGATGGTGCCCGTCTCCTCGTCGGTGTACCACCTGCTCACCACTATCGGGGTGGTGTTGCCCGACTCCACGCACATCACCGCAGTATGCAGGTAGTTGCCCGTCACGCCTGCCGTCTCGTCAACGCCATGGATGCGTATCGGATAAGCACCGTGCGTCAGCCCCAGCTCACTGGCGTTGATGCTCACCGTGTGGCTGTAGGTGTCGGTGATGGTGGCACGGCCAAGCTCCTGCCATGCCCCGTTGATGTAAATCTCGGTGATGGCGGTGATGCCATTCGCGCTGGCGTTGTTCGGGAACTTGTACATGCTGATGGACTTGGCGGCACCGCCCACCACAAGCGACGAGGCCGACGTGTAATGCAGCGTCTGCGTGCTCACCACGGTAACGTCAACGGCTGTCACAGTGAAGTTGCGGCTTCCCGTCGCGCCCGTGTCGTCATAGGCGATGACCTTGAATTTCGTCGAGCCCGCACTGGTCACGTAAGACGAGATGTCCATCTCGAAGTCGTACACGTCCTCGTCGGAACTTGGCTGGCCGTTGAAGTTGTAGGTCTTCAGCAGCGTGTTGGTGGTGCGGTCGTACAGCTCCACATACTCGATGCCGTTATACGTCTCGGTAGCTCCCGAGGTCACAGAACGGATGCAGGCGGCGATGACCGCCTCCTGACCGACGGGGAAATACATGGCGGAACTCTCGAACTGCACCGTGACGATGGTGCCCGAACCGCCCGAGCCAGTGCCTACGGCGAACTGCACCTCGTCACCTATCTGCTCGCCAGCGGCGTTCACCAGCCACAGCTTGACAACACCCTCTTCCTCGGCGTTGATGCCCATGCCGACGGGGATGTACTTGTACGCCCCTCCCGTGCTGAAAGCATCCTTGCCGCCCTCGGCAGGCTCGTCGCTGGTCTCCACGTCACCGCCACCGCCAGCACCGAACTCGGTCCACAATGCGGTTTCGCTGAAATCGGCGATGTCACCGTTGAACTGGTATGCCTCCCATGTGTTCTCGCCGCTCTGGAACGTGATGACAAGGCCGCTCTTCTGGTAGGTGATGCCCTTGCTCTGCTCCAGTGCCAACAGTGCCGCGATGGCATATTGCAGCGTGTAGTAGCCACCGCTGAAAGCACCGCACAGGTAGTCAATGTTAATCATCGGCTCGCTGCCCTCGGTGAGCCCTGCCATGTCAACCCAGTAGTCCGCGTTGGTGAAGTTCTCCTCCGTGGTGTCGCTGCCCACATACTGGTACGTCTTCCACGAGTTCTCGCCCACGGCAAACGTGATCTGCATGCCCGTCGAGGCCAATCCCTTGGCGTAGGTGGCTGCAATGGCGGTGGCCAGCGAGTAATATCCCGAGATAGGCACCTCGTTGGTGACGTTGTAGCAGTTGCCGATGGCGGTGCCGAAAGCCACCCAGTTGTCGGACTTCTCCCACTCGTCCTCGCTGTCGCTCGTGCCGTAATACTGGTAGGTGCGCCAGCCGTCGTCGGTGAGGAACGTCAGCACCGCTCCCTTGACGTGGGCATATCCGTATGTGTCCTCCGACGAGGTGAGCGTGAGCATCGTGTCAAGCGTCATGGCCTTGGAACTGCCCAGCATGACGTTGGCGTTGAAGAACAGGCGAGGCTTGAGGGCTGCCGCCACGGCAGCGTTGCCCACTGGGTTGTCGCTGCTCTCGTCAAGCTCGCTGTCGGTGTTCTGACCGCCAACCTGTATCATGTCGCCCTGGTCATCGTCCCAGCGGTACAGCAGGCCGTTGGCCTTGTCGAGGTAGATGATGTTCTCGTTGGGTGTCTCCCTGCTGGAGTTCTCGCCCCAGTCACCCTCCGCCTCGTTGCCGTCCTCGATGAGCACTATGGTGTTGTCGCCTGGGTCGTACACCCTGTCGCCACCGGACACGCTGGGTTCGCTGCCGTCGATAACCTTGCCGAACGACGCAAGCGCCACGGGTGTGGACTGCGCGGCAACGAGATAGCCGTTGTCGTCAAGGTCAGCCTTCTTCTCCAGCTTCTCCTTGATTTCCTTGATGTCGCTGGCGTTGGTGGTGATGCCCGACGCGTTCTCATGCACCTGCTCGTCCAGGTCCTCGATGAGGTTCTTCACCTCACCGATGCTCACGCCGTGCGCGTCAGCGTCTTTCTGTGCCGCCTGCGCGGCCGCGAGAGCCTCGTCGGCCGTCTCGGCAGCCTGCTCGTATTTGGCGTACTGCTCCGCCGTGATGATGCCCGCCTGCGTGCTGCTGCTGACAGGCACTGATGCCGTCTTGGCATCGAAACCGTGCTGCTTGACCGTGAGCGTGGCCGTGCTCTCGCCGACGGTGAACTCAACGCTCTCGATGGTGGCGTTGGCGATGTCGGTGGACAGCTTCTCAAGGTCATCGGCAAATATCTCCGACAACAGGCCGGCAAGCACGCTGTAGCTCACCTTGCGGCCGTCGGAAATCTCGAAATAGTCACTCTCGCTCAGCGAGGTGACCTCGGTCAACTGGGCAATCGTCTTGCCGTTCGTCTTCAGGGAGGCCAGCACGGCCTCTATCACTGACTGCAATTCTTCGTCTGTCATGTCACTCTATAATTAATAGTTCGCTATTCGTTGTGTCAACTATGCGCACATAATCGTCGTCAACACGACGTATGCACAGTCTGTTGAGTTCCTCCAGCTCGGGGTCAAGCAGCTGAGCCTTGCGCAGCACCTGCGTGAACACGAAGCTGTCCTTGCCCTCCACCTGCACGTTCAACGACGGGGTCTCGGCATCGCTGCGCGTGTACCGCGTGCCGTTGAAGTACACATAGGAGCAGGTGAGCACCCTGTTCAACATCTCGCCGTAACGCACGGGCACACCGCCCGCGTTGCCCAGCGTGAATGTCTTGAGGGTGTAGTCCCTGGCGTACAGCTCCACGACATCCTCGTACTGCGTGGTGAACTGCTCGTTGGTCACACCGAACGACCACCCGCCGTCCTTGAAGCCGCCTGGCACCCGCCAGTCAAAGAAGTAGGGCATCAGGTCGATGACCGACACCACATCCTCTCGCTGCCTGTTGTCCTTGAAGCGGTACTGTATCAGCGTCGTGCCGTCAAGCACGGCACTCTCTGAAGTGACGAGGAACGGCTCGCTGACGTAACCGCCAACGACAAGGTAATAGATGCCGTTGCTTAGTCCCTTATAGACGTGGAAAAACACCAGCTTGTCGTCGTTCATCTGCCACTGGCTCCAGTCGATGGAGCCCACCGCCTCACCGTCGCAGGCGTTATACAACACCGCGGTGGGTGCCGTGTCTCCCGTCTCGGCGATGACCTCTATCAGTATCTGGTCGGTGTCGGCGAACACCTGGCGGTGCCTGCTCCTCACCCCGTCGGACAGGTTGGCGCATCCGCCAAAGAACAATGGTGTGAATGGACTGATTTTCATTAATCTTCCTCCTCGTTAGATAGGTTTATCTGGGTGACCTTGAGCTGAACCTCCGCGCTCACCTCACCGCTGCTGATGACCAGCGTGCCCTTGGTGTTGACAATCGTCACGCCCGTCGATGAGGTGCCGTCGTAGGACACCTTGAGCTTGGCGAGCGGCAGCCCGTCGTTGGCGGCAGCGTAGCCTATGGTCTCCTTGTTGACGCTGAAACCCTTGCCGCTGATAGCAACCGACAGGTCTTCCGTCAGGTTCTTGCCCCTGACCTGTATGATGACGCTCACGCTGCCCCCGATGGTCACACCACCCATGTCGATGGTGTCACCGTCAACGGGGTTCGTCAGCTCGGGATTGCCGGTGTCCTCGGTGGCCTCCTCGCCGTCAACAGACCACACCACTTCGGTGTCGGCTGCCTCAGGCTCGCTGCCCGTCTCGGATATGCTGTACACGATGAGCGTGTATTCCGTGCCGTTAATCTTGCCGTAACGAGCCTCAGCCTCCTTGATGAAGCCACGCACCGTGTATGTCCCCCACTCGAACTCCACGAGGCCGTGCAAGTCGGGCGGCATGTCGGTGTCGTCGGTGGTGAGCTTCACTTCTCCCTCAGTGAACATCCGCCCCGAGATGTCCGCGTTGGCGATGATGGGGACACCGCCTATCGTCAGGTCATCGTTGCCGCTTGTGGAGGTGCGCTCCAGCTTCAACGGCACGTGCATGGCAGCGATGTAGCCAGCGTTGGCCTCTATCACGGATAACGACGAGAAATCGGCATTGTACACCTCGTTGATGGTGCCGCTGATGGAGGTGGTGGTGACCGCCTGCATGTCGCTGTCCAGACGCACGAAAAACACCTTCTCGTCGGTGATGTCGTCGGTGGTGGTCTCGCCCGCCTGGCGCATGGTGTACTCGATGCCGTAGCAGTCGAAACGGTACTTGCACGTCAGATTGAGCGTGCTGTCGGCAAGGCTCACGCCCGTGGCGTACTCGTTCAAGAACCACTGGTCACGGCCGTTAATCTCACTGTAGTCCACCACTTCCTGGCCTGCCTTGACGCTGCTGTGTATGAGTCCCTCCTCGATGCTGTACTCCACGTCACGCACGTTCTCCAGCACCTTCACCACTTCCGCCTTGAACACCTCGGTACGCGGCACGAACGCCACCACCTTGCTGTCGTCGTCTATGGTGTAGGTGTAGCCGAACATCACCGACATCCAGTCGGCGAACTCGGTGAACGTGCTGTATATCTTCGCCCCGCTAATCATGCGCAGGCTCTCACCCGCCGCAAGCCACGTCTGGGCAAGCACCTCGCTGCCCTCGGCAATGGTGGCGGTGGCGCCCTCGCATATCTCGCCCACGATTGCGTTGATGAGGTCAACGGGGGCGACAACGTCGCGTGTCGTCGTCTCGCTGGCGGTGGGGTCAGCCCACCTCGCCACAAGCGACGAGCCCTCCTTGGCGGGGATGCCTATCGTGATGGCCTCACCGTTAGCGTCGTGGGTCCTCATGTAAAGGCCGAGGTAACACCCTGCCCCGTAGTCGCTCGCCTTGACCGTCATGCTGCCTGTGTGGCGGATGTCCTGGTAATATACATCTGGTGAGCCCATGTCCACCCAGTCGCTGCCGTCGAACTCGTACACCGTGTTCATCGTCCAGTAGTTGTCGGTGTCGGGGCTGGTGTAGTCGCCCACGATGCCGAACATGCCCTTGAGCTGCTTCGTCGCGGCTGACTTCAGCCTCGCCAGCGACGGCCATGCCTCCATGCGGTTGGCAACAAGCCTGTGATACTCCACACCGTCCTTGACGATGCGCAGCAGCGAATGCTCGAACAGCGTGTCCAGCACGTCGTAATAGTCAGCGTCATTCAGCTTCACACGCAGCTGCACGCTGATGATGGGCTCGTCATCACCCTGCGACACACTCGTGCTGCCGTAGTTGCCGGCGTTGAGGTAGGCACGCATGGTGATGTCCCACGTCAGGTCTATGTCAGCACCGTACTTGACACCCTCGATGAAGAAAGAGTTGGTCTCGCTGGAGGACTCGCCCACCTCGTCATCCTGCTGCACATAGTCGTTGGTGAACACCTCGCTGTCGTTGTCCACCGTCAGGTCCATAATCTCGCTGTTCTGGAAGTCCTTGAACACCCAGAAACACGAGTTGTGCATCTGAATGACGGGCAGGATGCCCACACTGGGGTCGAGGTCGTCAACGGCGAACTCGTACTTCGTGGACTTCTTCGCCTTGATGAGCGCAGCCAACGAGTTGTCGAGTGCGCTGACGGACAGCGTGTGCCCGTCGAAAGCCAGCGTCGAGAAGTCCAGCGGTGCCTCGAACTGCTTCTCCCACGTGTGCCTGTTGGTGATGGTGTACACCGCCACCGACACCTCGGCAAGCAGCCCGTTAGCGGCATATTCCGCGTAGATGAGGTCGTAAGCCTTGCCGACGAACTCGAACTCGGTGGAGAAAGAGCGCACCACGCCCGAATAGTCCGAACGCTTGAGCGAGAAGGAAATCTCGTCCCAGTTGCGCAGGCACTCGTCGCCTATCACCGTCTCCGTGCCGCCAATCGTCAGTGTATATCTCGTGAGCATGGCACAAATATACGGAACAAAACAGACGGTTTCCCGAAATCGTGAATTTCCAAACTTCGAGAAACCGCCAAATAACGAATTAAATAGCTTATTATCAGGTGAATATAATTTTACTCGCCATTTTCAGCGATTTCGTAGGCAAGGCTCGCCATCACATAGTCGTAGGCACTCATCACCGCCTGCTCCACCCTCATGTCGGTGAGCAGCCTCGAAAGCGTCACCACAAGGTCTTCCATGCGGCTGATGTGCCGTGCCGTGTCGTTGTCCGAGTTGATGCAGTCGGCACACCCCATGATGGCATCGTTCGCCCTGCGCTCCATTGACGTGAGCCTGTCCTCGCTGCGCCTGCGGCGCTCCCCGATGAAATATGCGGAACCCATACTCATGCCACGCTGATGAAGTTCTCAACCCTGAATGAGCGGAAACCCTGCTTCCGTGTGTCCCAGTAACACATGGTCTTGTAGTTGGGGGCTTTCTTCCTGCCCGATGTGATGCCCGCAGGTAAGTCACACAGTGTGCCGTAGGCTATCCTTGCCGTGCCGTCGGCTTTCTCGAACACGAACTTCACCACTCCCGAGCGCATCGCCTTGGCGAGGCGGTAGAGCTTCCATGCCTTTCTCAGCGAGTCGCCCCAGCTGAGGTCGGTGACGTTGAAAATCTGGGTGGCGTAAAACATGACCCTTGCGCGAAAAGTTGATTTCTTTACTTCCATTTCTCTTGGTTTTAAATGTTTGACAATTAAATAATTAGTAGTTATTATTTATATTGCAAATTTAATACCACGCAAGCGTTTGGCGGTTCGTTTTTTCGCCGTTTTTTCTTCCTTCCAACGTTATTTAACGTATGGGCTTCACAGCTCCAGCAGGGCGGTGAGCAGCTTCCTCGCCTCATGGATGCGGCGCTTGACGGTGCCCAGCGGCAATCCCCTCATCTCCGCTATCTCCTTGAGCGAATAGCCGCTGGCGTAGTCCATCAGCGTGTCCATGCACAGCGAGCGCTCGGACAGCCTCTCCACCGCCTCCAGCACCTCCGAGGTGAGCAGGCGGGCATCGGCATGCTCCCCGCCAGCCTCGTCCCTGTCAACGATGGGCACCATGGGGACACACGACCTGTGGCGCAGTCCCGACAGGTAAAGGTTGTGCATGATGGCGGCGCACCATGCGGCAAGCGGCCTCGTGCCGTCATACGGCCGCCTGGCAGTCAGCGCACGCAGCACGGTGTCCTGGGCGAGGTCTTCCGCCATCGCCCAGTCATGGCGATGGTAACGTCGCGCCATCGCCAGCAGCCGGGGATAAAGCCCCTCAATCTCAGCGTCAATCCCTGCCATGGCACATCGTCAGCATCTCCCTGGCAGCCTGCTGCATCTGCCCCACGATGCGGTCAGCCTTGTCAGCCCTCAACCTGCGCACGTCGGCGCGTAACAACTCCATGTCCTGGCGGATGCAGGACAGCTCCCGCCTGAGCGAGCGCAATTCTCTCCTGATTGTCATATTTCGTCTCGTTTAGTCGCTTAGTTTACTCGCAACTGAGCCATAATGTTCGCAACGAAACGGCTTAATACAAAAATGGCCAACCTCTCTCTGGCTGGCCGCAATGAACAATCAAGACAAAAATTTCCGAAGTCAAAGACTCCGGAAAAAATATAAATGACTACAAAGTAGATTTATATATTACATAATGGAAAGCAATTATAAATAAGATAAACGACAAGCCTGTAATACTAATTCCATACCTCAAATGAATAGAAGAAATCTTCCGCACTCATTACTTGAGATACGGCAGCATAATCGAGATTTAAAACTTTATACCTATTGTCGCCATAATACATATAAGAATACGCTACGCCAACTCTATACAATTTGCTAATCCTGTCGTTATTTATACATTTGCATATCATAATTCAACAATTCTTAATAATTCAACAATTCTTTTAAATATGATATGCAAAAATTGTTCCAACATCAGAACATGGGCATCATGCTCTTCATTTTAGCCAATTGCTTCATCCTGATTTCGCACTGGCGCACCAGATTGGCATAAATGGCAGCATTCAGCTCATTAGGATTAAAGCTCATTCTCAATGTCGTCATCACATAGGCGATTTCTGAATACATGCTCTTGCGTATATTGACAGGGTCAGCCTTTTTCAGTTTCTTCGTCTGCTCCTGCTCCATTGCCTCAATGTCATACCGCGCCATGTCCAGCAAGCCTTTCACTTCGTTCCGGACTTTCTCGTCTGTGTCGAGCCGCGACACGTTGACATCAAGCTCGGCAAGCACGTCTTTAGCTTCGGAGCATCTGCCAAACTCACACAGCAGGTCACAAATCAAAAGACAACGCTCCTTATGTCTGGCTTTTTGATTGTCCTCCGCATCGGACAAGTCATGCGCAGCCTGCGCCGGTGCCGCAATCTGCTTGTACTCGTTGATGAGCTTCGCAGACAGTCGCAACAATTCTTCCTCGCTGGCATCACCGCCTTGCAGCACCGTGAGGTCTCCGCACAGCAACGAAATCCAGTCGTTCAACGTCAGCTGGTCAAGTCGCGCTATCATGTCCGCCTGTCAATGTAAGCCCTGAAGCTCTGCCGCTTCATCTCTCTGGTTATATGCCTTGCCAGATTGTTGAAATTCTTGCTGACAACCTTGGTGTTATTGGCCATTCGGTCTTCAAGCGTGCCGTAGTCGTTGATGATGACTGGCGAGCCATCAGTCGCGTTGGTGGGGATGCGCAAAGCCGTCGCCTCCCTGAATGCCGCGAGGTCAACCTTGTCGGCATCGGGAAACACCTCGGCTCCCATAGGCAGGTCTATCAGCGTGGCTTGGTCTGGAGTGACCCAGAAACGACTTTTCCATTTAATCACCTCATGTTTGCCGCCCTCACCAACAATGGCAAGGCCACCCTCGTGCGGTTTGCCCTTGGTGCCTTCCTTATAGGCAGAAATGGGCTGTGCCAAGGCAACAGCGGTTTGTACCGCTCCCATCGCTGCGACAAGTGCCATATTCACCCAGTTTGGCGAGGCTTTCATGATACCGAGAGCGGTTGCAATACCTATCTGTGCGATATTGTTGGCTTTTTCGGCGACAGCCTGTTTGTACTTGATTTTATTCATCTTCTTTTCAAGTTCCTCCTGTTTACGCTCACTCGTCGCCTTAGCTGCCTGCTTGCGTATCTCGGCTTCCTCCTCGGTGATGGCACCGCGCTCAGCCAATGTCTCTATCTTCTCAACCTTGTCACTGTAGTTTTCGTCTTCCACCTCCGCCATTTTTTCGATTTTTTCGATTTGGGCATCATACAACGTGGAGACTAAAGAAGTCACCTTGTCAATGGCTTCTTCCGCCTTGTTCATCCAAGCCTCAAGGTTCTTCAAACGCTCTTCTTTCGCTTGCTTGCTTTTGTTCGTAACTTCATCAATCGAGGCTTTCTCCTGATCCGCCATTTGCTGGGCAAGTTTAGCCCTTTCTTTAGCAAGTTCCTCTTGCAGCTGCACTCTTTTTTCGTTGCCCAAATCAAGTGCATTCAATTCCTCCTCCAGCGCGTTTATAGCCGCCTGTACGGTCTCATTAGCGAACTTATTGTCTATGGCAAGCTTTCGTCTGTTGAATTCCTCAGTGATGCGCTCTGTGTCCTCCCCATTCTTACGGGACACACGCAGGGCTGCTTCATATTCTTTGTAGAGCGACGTGATTTCATTCTGATAGTTTGTATTACGCAGACTCTGTTCTTTGTCATATCTCGCAGTAATCAGCCCCAGTTCTTTCTCCACCAGCTCTTCCTTGTGTTTGAGAACCGCATCATCCACCTTCAGGGCATCTTGCTTTGCTTTCTCATTGATGTTGGATATAACCTGAGCCGTCGCTTCGTTGAGATACAGCAACTGGTGCTGGTATTCCGTTTCATCCATTTTTCCCGCTTCGTGGGTCTTTTGGAGCTCTGCAAGCGTATCCTGCTTCTTTTTCTCGGCAGAGGCGACATCTGCCTTCCGTTGTTCTTCCAAAGCGGCTTTCTGCAATTCTGCCCATTCTTCCGTCCCCTCTTCCGCTATACCGACCTGGCCATTTACGGCATCAAGGATGATTTTGTCAATCATTGCCTTAATCTCCTCCACTTCCTTAACCTGTTCGGGCTTACCAGATGACCCTGTATTTTTAGAGCCTGCCGATGATGATGATTTTGATGAGGACTTAGAACCACCAGAAAAATTTGCAGGTTCAAGAACACCGTTATTCACGGCTTGTTTCCACATGAATTCCCTCTGCTTATCATACTTGTCGCTGACAGTCTTCATAGCGGCAAGGGCAGCCTCGTTGCCTGCTTGTTTAGCATAAGCAGTCATCTTTGCCGCTTGCTCAGCGGTTAGCCATATATCTTTGGCAGGCATGCCGCCACCGTAACCACTATACTTAATAGTTTCCTGCTGTTCCTTGGTTAGTTTGATGCCAGCAGACCTCACGTCAGATAATGACGCCATATCTCCAGCTTTGTAGTTTTTATACGTGAACGTTGAGAGTTTCTCCAGTTCCTGAAGTTCCAGTTGTGTTAGACGGATGTATTCAGCATAAGCGGCCATGGCTTTTGCACGACGCTTGATAGCTGCTTCCACACGCCCCGTATTGTCCGCCACAAGTTTCTCCACATCATTCACATCATTTATCCGCGCTTTTGCACCGTCGGCAGCCTGGGCTATCTTCTCAAAGTCCGACTTGTTCTGCTCCAGATATTGCCTCTTTGCATCCAGATCATGCCCCAATGCGTTCCATTGCTCACGCAGCATCTTATATTTTGCGATGAGCTCACCTGCGCTTGAACTGTATGTCTGTGCAAGGTTCTCCTCCGATTGCTTGCGTAATTCCGCCGCTTCTGCCGCCGCCTTGTCTGCTTCCGTAGCACCTTTGGTTGCGATAATATACCCTGCGATTAGCCCAACGACAGTTACAATGGCAGTCGCAAGCAGCACATAAGGATTTGCCTTGGCAACAGCGTTAAACGCCGCCTGCGCAATGGTCTGCGCCTTGGTTGCCCCAGTAGCACTTGCCGAAGCCGCAGCATGGATGCGCTCAGCAGCCGCCAAAGCTTTTGTCTGCACAATAGCGACACCTTTCATGAGATTCGATTGCTCCTGCAAAGTGTTTTGCATAGTTCCTAATGCACTTGTCGCCTGCAAAGCCGCCTGTAATTTCGCTTGTGTGACTGCCAAATCTTCCTCACTAATCCCCAACGCCTTTGCCGCGCTGGTGCACAACCCGAATACGGAGGCAGCAGTACTGCCTGCTTCCATTATAGTATCAAAAAACCTTGTGTCACTTGCGCCACGGCTGATGCTCTGCTTCACATCGGATACAGTATCTTTAAGAACGCTCGCCTCCTCCGTCAAACTGGTGATTTTGTTCTGAAGTTCCTGTCCGGCAGCACTGCTTTTCTCTGCATCAGTCATTTTCCTGTACTGGAGCTCAAGTCCGGCTATCTCATTTTGCAGTTCCTTTAATTGGGCTTTCACAGACTTGACGGCTTCTCCTGCAATGGCGTAGTTGCCGACGTTGCGCTGGAACTCGCCCATGTCCGCGCTCATGTCCTTCAGCTGAGCGTCAAGGGCGCGGATGGCATTTTGCATCTGTTCGATACCACGTTTGTCGTCCTGTGCAACATTGTCCAAGTTCACGGATTTTAATGCCATTTTCAAGCGTTCCAGTGTCAGTGAAAGTTGCTGATAAGATCCAGCCTCCGCATTCATCAACTTTGTCTCGTTGGTCAAGACCTTTTGCAGCTCCTGCTTGGCCGTTTTAACCTTACTTTCCTCTGCCAACAAATTAGCACGCATATTCACAGCAGTCCGAGTGGTTATAAGTCCATTTTTCTCCTGCTCATTAAGCTTGCGCCGTTCCTCACTTATCTGCTTGAGTTGCGTGTCATACTGCGCCATCAGATGGATGTTTGCTTCCCTGCTGTTCAATAACTTGTCAGCCATATCAAGAGCCTCTCGCTCAATAGTGACCTGTTGCCTTTTAAAGGCGATGTCCTTTTCCACCTGCGCCAGCTCACGGCTGATGGCGTTGGTGGTCTGTGCTATCACTTGTTTCTGTTCCTGCAACTGCTGGGTCAGCTGCTCTGTCGCCTGACCAGCTTGACGCATGACAGAATTCGACAAATCTCGTAGTTTATCAAGGTCTCCAGTGACCTCAACCGGTATTTTGAGCCCTTTCGCAAGCTCTGAGGCACAATTCTTGAACGTGTTGAACGTTTCGTCCATTCTACGGTCAAGGTTCTGCAACTGCTCTATCGCCTCCTGCGACACGAGGTCGGTGATTAGTATCTCGTTCGGCATATCAATATGGTGTTACAATCTCGTCAATAGTCCCGTTATAGGCTGTCCCCTCGTCCACGAAACGGTACTGACCGTCAGCCCTGCGGTACAGCACCTGCGTCTTGCCCGTGAACACGGCTACCTTCTTCGCGAGCTCGCGCTGGTGGGCGCGGTCGCGCATGTATTTCTCAGCGACACAACGGCAGCTCATAGCGTGTCCCTCCAGTCTATGAGCCACGGCATCAGCACATGGCCGTTGAACCATGCCACAGCCTGGGGCGACAGCCCGAATATCTTGCTGCCGTACTTCGCCTCAATCTGCGGCCCCTTGTCAAAGCCCTCGGAATAGACCTGCACACCTCTGCGCGTCGCCATCGTGGTGATGCTGCGGTGGAACGTGCCGTCAATCCACAGGTTTGGCTGCTCTGGGTCACGCGGCGGCAGGCCGAGCATGCTGCCAGCCCTGGGAGGCGTTATCTGCATCTTCCAGTCGATGTACAGGTCGGGGCGGCGGTAGAACCTGCCCGCCCTGCGTGGGTCGTCAAAGAACGCCCTGTCGTTGCTGTACAGCGGCGAAAGGGACTCACCGTCACCAGAGATGCCAGAATACAGCTGCTCACGGACGGCATCCAGCATCTTGCGCTGGTTGGCATCCATGCACTTGGCGACCTGCGACTCTAAACCGCCAGCCATCCTGCTTATCCTCTCCGCTACTGCCGATATGTCCATGACGCTTAACAGACGGGGTGCGTCTCTGGCGGCGCACCCCTGTCAACATCTACTCCTCGTCGGAGTCCTTTCCGTTAATCCGCCGCCAGACATCCGCCAACATCTTCTTGCGGGTCTCCTCGTCTCTGTCCTGCCAGAACACCTTGATGAAAGCCTTGGTGAACTTGGCCTTGCTCATGCCCCTGACAGCGTCATCGACGAATGTCACGTTCTCGTACTTCATGCCTCGTACTGCTCGATGCCGTAGATGCCGTTCTCCGCAAGCGTGGCCGTCGACTTGAGGGTCACCTCGTCACCCGAGATGGTCAGCGTCTTCGTCTCGCTGTCGTAGGTGGCGGCGGTGACGTTGTTGAGCACCTTGGATGCGTTGTCGGCAATCAGCTGGCCGTACTTGGCGGTAGCGTCAGCCTTGCCGTAATACTCGATGAGCTTGTAGCCGTCGTCGGTGGAGACGAACGTCACGGGCATCAGGCCGTAAACGTAAGGCTCGGCACGGTAGCCCAGCTCCTGCACGTCGAGGTTCAACACGTAGTCCTCAACATCCTCATAAACGACGTTGAGCCGCAACGATGCGGGATCGCTGCTGTCAGCGTGGTCGTTGCCCGACGGGTAAATCGTCACGGGGATGCCCGCAAGCACGTCCTCACCGTCGTTGAGACCGTAAATCTTGTTGGTCTTGTCAATCAGGTACATGTCGAACACCCTGTTCACGTTCTTCAGGATCTGCGCACGCAGCCAGTGGTAGAAGTGCTCAAGGGTGAACGTGTCGGTCCTCGTGTTGAGACCGGCAAAACGGGTGGGACCGTAGCCCACTGCCGAGGTGGCAGCGTCACCGCCGCTGGTCTCCCAGTTGTACACCTTGGGGAAGCCGTAGGCGCGTTCGGGCACGTCGGCATGGCATGCAGTGCGCAACGCCTCGCCGGTGGAATAGTCGAGCTTCACGCCATGCTCCGTCAGGATGACGAAACGGATGCGCGAATAGTCGATGTCACATACTGATTTCCCCGTGAACAGGTCGTTGCCGGGGCAAGTTCTAATATAAGCCATAATTCTATCTGCAATATTCGTTGTTAATCGTTATTTCGAGCGAACGGATGTCAATGGCATCTATCGGCTCGCTGACCTCGCCGCCCGAAGCGTCGTATGCGCCGTAACGGCCGTAGTCGAAATTCTTGCTCATCGTATGGGGGACAAAGTCATCCTCCCACAAGAAACGCGCGTCGTCAAGCAAAGCCGACATCAGCCCCTCGTAGATGGGGAGCAGGATGCGCTTGAAGCTCGTCTCCATGCGCTTCTCGTTAGACCAGTCCTTCTTGCTGGAACAGGCGATAATCATGTTGAGCGTCGTCTTGTACTGGTAGTTGCGGCTGTCCACCTTGACCACGTTGGGAGTGAACAACGCCACCAACGGGAACTTCAGCGGCATCGGGTTGCGGCTCTTGCTGCGCACGTCAAGCATGTCCTTGAGGTACGTCCCGCTGCCGTAGATGTAGTTGATGGCGACACCCTCGCGCTCCTCGGTGGTGCCGTCGGCCTTGGTCCTGATGATGGTGACGGCCTCGCCAACAGCATCGACCACACTCTTGATGATGTCCTCTATCTGCTCCGTCATATGTTGTACTGGTTTATCGGGGTTATCATGCTCGGGTAGTAGTATATCGAATAGCCGCAACTGTCGGTCTTCGCCCACACGATGAAACGCTTGTTGAGCTCCACCATCTCGTTCCATACACGCACCATGCGCTGGCGCGGCGGCTGGTTCTCGTTGGCGCACTTAAGCTTCACAAGCCCAGTGGCCGTCATCTGCTGGTTAGCGTCCCTCACTATCATGTAATAGACGTAATGGGCGAAAGCCAGACGCAGCCACGAACACAGCTCGTCAGCGTCCGAGTCCTCGTAATCCGCGTCGTACTCGTCACCGTCCTCGTCAGTCTTGGCGAGGTGCGCCGTTATCAGCGAGGCCACCGACTCCCCGACCATGTACGTCAGGAACTCCGGCTGGTAACGCTCGATGTAAGCGTCTATGGTCTCGCACACCGCAGCGGAATTGTTGTTCTCGTCGTCACTGCCGTTCGCGTTCTCTATCGCGAGCGGACCGGCGTAAAAATATGTCGCGTCTATCAGATACATCGCTACTTCTTGCTCTTACTCTTGCTCTTGGCAGCAGCCTTTACGGTCTTGGTGTCCTCCACGGACAACGCCTTGACATCCTCCTCGGGAGTTACGTCCTTGGTGTCGTCAACGGGAACGACCTTCTCGTCATCGGCCACAACGTCCTTCACGTCAGGCACCGGAGTGTCGCTGAGGGGCGTGACGATAATCTCGCCCCTCGCGATACGGATGCGGTTCTCACGGAGCACCTTGCCAAGCGCCTTGCCGGAAATCACACACTTATCCATGTCACTCTGCGGTAATGGCCTCCTTCAGGGCTGCGATGTCGCCATAAGCGAAAGCCCACGGGTTGTACACGGGGAAAATAATCTCCTCCTGGGCAATCAGGTGGATCGTGTTGGTCAGCTTGTCCTCCACGTCGTCTGCCCACTCCAGCGACAGCTTGGTGTAGTCCACCAGCGAGCAGCCGTTGATGCTGAAGTCGCCAATCAGGTACTTGCCGGCCGGAATGCCGGTGTACTCGATGATGGGACGGCCGGCGATGGTCTTCGCACCGTTCTGGAGCATCACGAGGCCGAGGTTGCGGCCGGTGGTGTCCTTCTCGCTCTCGATGGCGTTCACGGTGATGGGGTTCATCACGATGGCGGTCGGGTTGTACTGAGCGTAGTTCATCACCGCGAAGGCGGTCTTCACCACGTCAAGGCTGTTGGGAGCCTCGATGCTCTTGAACGCGCCGTGGTTGACGGTGAAGGTCACCGCGCTCGCGTCTTCAACGTCGCTCACCTTGCCCTCGGTGTCGCTCACCTTGATGATGACCTGGCGGTCGTTCTTCTTAATCACGTCGTAGGTGCCGGCGTAGTCACCGGTGATGGTGATGCGCATTCCGTCGAGGATGGCCGCATAAGGGCCGTCGAACTCAAGCAGGGCATCCTTGCCGCCGTTGTAGGCCTTGATGCTCGCCAGCTTGCCGCTAACGATGGTCTCGGTGATGATGTCCTCAACGGGCAGCACACCGCTCTTGTTGGCGATGCCCTCCAGCTGCTCGCCGTTGCCGTCACCGAACAGGATGCCTGCATCCTCTGCCATCAGCACAGCCTCGGGCAGCATGGCCAGCACATAAGAGCGGACGTAAACGCGGCTCTTGAGCATGCGCTTGCTCAAACGGATGTAGGTGCCCAGACGCTTGGTGGGCACGGTGACCTCCTTCACGTCGAAGCTGCTTGCCGGCAGACGGCCGTTCTCGGTCACATAACGGGCGTTACGGTCGAGGTCGGTGATCTCCGCGTAAGTCAGGTTGGGGAACTCGGGGTCGCCCTGCAACACGGGCAGGATGTCGCGCATATGCAGCTTCTTGGGACCGAACTGCGAAACCACGCGCTTCTGCTGCTCGCTGATGAGGATTTCACCAGTGTAGTTGTCGGTCAGCGACACGATGTCCTTCAACGAGAAGTTGTCAAACTTGCCCGACTTGCGGGTCAGGCCGTTCATGTAGTCCTTGTACTTCTCGCTCTCGAACATCTCCTTCAGACGCTCGTCGAAACGGTTCGCGGGAGTCATGCCAACGCCCTTCTGCTCAAGCTTGGCAAGCTTGTCGTTCAAGGCGGACATGCTCTTCTCCAGCTCGCTGATGTCCTGCTTGTGCTGCTCGTCAGCCTTGGCAAGCGCATCGGACACGCTCTTGGAGATCATGTCGGTGGCCTGCTCGGTGGTCATCTGACCGCTCAGACGCGCGTCAATGACCTCGTTCATCTTCTTCTCAAGGGCAGTCATGAACTGCTCTTGTTCTTTCTTCAGGTTCTCGTCCATTGAATAAAACAATTTAGTTGGTTACTATTTCCGTCATGCCAGCCCAGAAAGAAGTGCCACCAGCGGCTTCCTCGGCCTTGGATGAGATGTCCCCGCGAGTGTCTCCTGACGGCTCGCCGGCATCGTCGCCCTCCTCGGCCTCATCGTGCCCCTGCATAACGCTTGATTTATAAACTCTCGAATAACAGTGCGGACAGAACGCGTACTCGGCAAAGTCCTGGATGGACTTCTCCACGAGGGCAGCGTCAACACTGCCGTCGCACTTGGATAGTATCGGGTTGAGGATGTCGAGCACCGCCGAGCGGATGCCTGGCTCAAGCTTCGACATCTCCTCCTGCACCACGTCCTCGGTGATCCACCGCACATACATGGCCGCGGTGTCAAGCACCTGCGACTCATACGTCCTCTTCTCGGCATCGTCCCAGCTGAACTCCGTGCCGCAATGCGGACATGCGACGACAAGCTCGCCCTGCAACGCCTTGGTCAATAGGTCTAGTCTCATCTCGTAGTATTTTAGCCGCTCGTCCGAGTAGCGCAGCTGTAGCGCCCTGCGGATGAGCTCGATGTTTTCCTTCACGCTCTCCGGGCCGTCGTTCTTCACGTCAATGAGGAACGTCCGAGGGTTCGAGCCCCACGAGGTCAGCGTGGAATACTCCCACATCTTCCACTCAAGCACCTTTCGGGTGTCCACCTTGTCGCGCTTGATGGCCTGCACGCCGATGCTGTGCTCCAGCGTGCCGCCGTTCTCCGCGTAAAGCTGGTAGTCTGCCAGCGTGTCGCGCCCGATGGACTTCTTCAGGTTGAGCTGCCCGACCATCACGAGGTCGCTGCCGTCCTCGCTGCCCGACAACGGCTTGCCAAGCAGCTGCGTGGTGTCGTGGTTGAGGAACCAGCGCATCCTGCCGATGTTCTCCTTGAGCGTCTTCTTGAAAGACCCCGGCATCGAGATGTCATTCTGAGAATCAACAATGCCAATGCCGTTCACGGCAACGGTCACGATGCCTTTCGCCTCGTCCAAATCATTCGCCTTCGTCTTGTAGCGCAGCGTCTGATACTTCTCTTTCATCTTCGTTGTTTTTAGGGTTAGTAAAATTCTTGATTTTCGCTATCTCGTCAGGTGTCATCTCCGAAACGAGCTTGTCGTATTCGGGGAGCTCCACCCGTTCGTATCCCTGCTGTGCGCGCCAGTCGTTGAGTGTGATGATGCCAGACTCGAACTCCACCTTGCAGCGGTCGGAAATCGCCTTGTGAACCTCCTGCTCCTCCTTCTTGCCGGACTGGAGGCAGTCAACGTCCGAGAAGTCCGCGTCGATGTAATAGCCGTCATCGTCAAGACCGAGGAAATGGGTGAAGTCAGTACAGAACCTCTGCACCATCGGGATGATGACAGACGTGTACACGCCTTTCTCCGCCGTCGCCTGGTTGCTGTACGTCGCCTGGTCCTTCCTCGGCACGAGCACCGACGGGATGCCGAAAGCCCCAGCGATGGCTATCGCGTCGGCAAGCGTCTCCTCGAACGGCTCAAGCTCCGAGATGGACAGGTTGGTGCGGATGAACGACAACGGCGCGTCACTCACGCCATACGGGTACTTGCTGTTGCTCAGCCCGTAGTTGAGCTGTATCTGGTCGAGGATGTCCTTCTTCTCGTCGGATGTCAGCGGCCTGCTGCCCATGTCGTCCTTGGCTGCCGACACCAGCCAGCCGAGGCCGCCACGCTTGACGTAGATGACGTTCCGCGCCTCGTACACCGCGATGATGTTGCTTATCGCCTTAAGCACCGACCACAGGCGGCTCTTGCCCATGAGGTAGTCCTGCGTGGTGAAGTCAAGGTTGGCCTCCCTGTCGTGCATCACCTCCCTCGGGTCGATGTCCAGGGCTCGTCCGAAACCGCCCTCAAGCCAGTAACACTTGATGATGTCCTCCACGTCGCACACTCCGAAAATGGGCACCGTGCCGTGGCTCTGGTACTCTATGTGTATCCTGTCGGCGGGCAAAGCCCAGTAGTCCTTGCACCACTTCCACAGGCTGCTCCGCACCACGTCACGGTCAGCGGCAGCACGGATGAAGGCGTTGCCGGTGCACAGCTTGTAGGCGAAATGCAGGTAAACAGTCTGGTACCACGAGAACACCGCGTTGGGCTTCGTGAGGATCGCGTTGACCTCCTTGTTGTCCCACACCACGCTGTCGTCACTCGACTTCTTCAGCAGGTACTTCGCGCCTGCGGCACGGCACGAGAGGAAGTCTATCGGCCAGAACACCTCGGGGACCGTCTCGAAAAGACGGACGAAATTGGCGTTGGCGACGAACGGCAACGCCATCTCACGCATATACGTGATGAACGTGTCGCTGCCCGTCACCGTCTCACGCTCCACAGGCGTGGCACTCTTCGTTTCAAAGCCTAATATCTTGAGCAATCCCATTGGTCAATCTGTTGGATTACGCAAAATTAAAGGCAAACGCAACACGCCTGACAAAACCGCAAATTCTTAAAATCCAATTCAGGCGGTTTTTGACATTTAACCGCCTTTTACCGCTTTGTGTTTCAGCCGTTTACAGCAGTAATAATGTTTTTCTTGAAAATTTTCCCGATTTTACAAACCGCTCCTGATGACGTACTTGGCGATACCCGACATCACCGCGCTGGGACCCACATCCGACGGCATCGTGTCACTGTAGTCCAGCATGGCGGAAACGAAACGCGAATACTCCGTGTCGCCGCCCACCAGCGACGGGTTGATGCACACCCGCTCCCTTATCCAGTCGGCGGTTGCCTTTATCCTCGTCTTCACGTCAGCGGACATCTTCATCGCCGACACGTTGCCCAGCGATGAGCGCAGGCCACGCACCATCGGGAAATACGACTGCTGGCATTCCACGATGTACGCGTCAGCCTTGACACCCGTCACCGCCTCCGTTATCTCGTCGCTGCCCCTCACCTCACGCACCACGGCATCCACCAGATGCCAAGAGTCGCCAAGGCTCGACACCACCGCCATCACGAACCTGCCCTCCACATTGGGCATCAGGTAGGCCAGCGTGCGCCCGTACCCGTACTCCCCCGACGGATTAAAGAACCGCATCTCGCTCTCACTGTACAGGCTGCGCTTGCGCGACATCGAGAAGTCGGTGTACTGCTTCAGCAGCAGGTCGTGGCACACATAACGCAGGCAGTCGGTGATGTGGCCGTGAGGCTCGTACTTCTGCTTGCTCACGGGGTTGGTCACCTTAGCCTTGAGGATGTTGCCGTTCTCGTCCTTCTGCACCGCCTGATAGTCGCTGATGGACACCGTGCAACCGCTGTCCACACGGATGGACACGCCTGGCACGCGACCCTCCCACACGGCGTTGATGAACTCGCCAGTCATCGACACGCTCGGGTTCTTGCCCCCTATCAGGTCCTCCACCTCGTAGCCATCCTTCTCCAGCTGGTCTATCACGAGGTCAAAGAACGAGCGGTTCTGCTCGTCGATGGTGTTCGCCGCCTTGCCCGACGCGTCGCCATGGAGGTACACCCTGCCCGTGTAACCCATCTCCCTGAGCTTCGCCGCCACCACCTTGGCGGCACGCCTCGCGCTGTTGTCGGGACTCTCTATCGGCAGCTCGCCAATCTGCGTAACTTGCTGAGCATCGTCGGGCTTATACACTTTTTGCCAGAACGTGGCGGTGACGTAGGGCAGCACGTTGCTGTCCATCGACACGTGCACAGACAACGACGGGTCATAAGGGAAGTCGCCACACACGGCGGCACGGCTGAATGACGGGAAAAACTCCGCACCTGTGCGGATGTGACCCCACTCGCCCAGCGCATAGACCTGGTAATAGTCAGGGTCATGCACCCTGTCACGCTCGAAATCTGCAACGCACTGGGCATCGTAATACCCGAAAGTGCCGTCAGGCGAGCCGACCACCCAGAAATTGTTGAGGTAGGTGGACTGTATCAACGCCATGTCGGGCGGATGCGTCTCGTACTCGCCGCTCCTCGCGTTAAGCACAGGCTTCGCCTCGTTGAGCTTCACCGACTTCACACGGCAGTATTCAGGCGGAATGTCCACACCGATGTGCAGCGTCATCGGCACCTCGTGCCACGTCTCAAGGTCAAGCAGGCGCTTCTTCACCCAGTGCTCCTCACTGATGGGGTTCCACGCCGCCACTATCTGCTGGCCCTCCTTGCCGCGCAGACGCTTGCGTATCTGCTTGAAGTCGCTCTCGTCGTACTCGCTGAGCTCGTCAAGGAACACCCGCTTGTACTGGCTGATGCCCTTGATCTTCTCGGGGTCGTCAAGCCCGCTGAAGTCTATCCTCGCACCGTTGATGTTGCACACGATGCGGTGCTGCATCACACGGAAACACCGCCTCAGGACGGGGATGCACTCGATGGCTGCCCTGAAGTCGGCGTATATCGTCTTCTCTATCGACGCACCCACCTTGCGCAGCACGAGGTGGTTCTCGCCCTCGAACAGGGTGAGCATCAGGAACACCTGCGCCACGCTGTACGACTTAGCCGACGACGAGCCGCCATACAGGAACACGAACCTGATGGTGGCATCGGGGAGGAAACGCAACAGCCAGTAGCCGTTAGGGTTCAGCACCCGCTTCGATATTACCCTCTCTATCGCCAAAACCGTCAATGATGAATTTCTTGTCGAAGTCGTATGTCTGCTTCAGGTTGAGGCTGTCCTCGTACTCGCCGAGGATCTTCAACGAGAGCTCTATCGCCTTCACGTTGCCCTTCACAGCCTCCTTGAACAACGCCATCGCGATGCCCATGTGGTTGTCGCCCGTGTCCGCGGGCAGGTTCATCTGCTTGTGCACGTCCGCCATCGACGGCAGCAGGTCCGACTCCATGATGAGCTTGAGGTCAGCCTTGATGTCCCTCATGCGTCTCCTTGTCTCGCCCGATTTCTTGCCGCCTTTAGCGGTGATTTCCCGAAGTTCGTCGGAAGTTCGTTGCCCGAATTGTCCCATGTTGTCACGGAACTCCTTGCTGTATTTGTTGTTGTCTGCCATAATCGTAAAAAAATGCCGCCCACCCCGAGAGGCAGGCGGCTTCGTGCTCACTCCATGAACACCTGTCGCAGCCCAGCCTCGACGGGCTTGTACTGCAAAGGTACGGCAAAAATCCGCTCGTCCACCGTTTGCTCGAAATTGTCGAGTTCCCTGGCACGCTGCTCAGCCTGTACCCTCACGGGGCTGAAAGCGTTGCAGGCCTCGACGAACTCGCTGACGGATGTGCGCTGCGGGTTCCTCACGTTCACCAGCGGCAGGCAGCAGGAGGCTGCGTAAGCCAGTCCCTCCACCGCGTCGCTGACGTGCGTGAAATGCCGGATGTTACGCCCGCCATTGTACAGCGTGACGACCTTGTCGTTGAGCACATGCCACAACAGAGTGCCTTGACGCGGTCGCTTGCCGTACACGTTGTGAAGCCGCACACCCGTCGCTGACGGGCAGTAGGCCTGGGCGAATTTCTCGTCGAACTGCTTGCTGATGCCGTACATCGATGTCGTGTTCACTGGGTTGGCGGTGCTGCTGGACGCGTAAACCAGCTTCACCCCGTGCCTGTTGCACAGCGTCGCCACCGCCATGAAAGCCCTGACGTTGTCGCGCTCGATGTCCTCCAGCCTTTCGTTGAACACGCTCGTCTGTGCGGCGAGGTGGAACACGCAGCCGATTTCCCCTGTGGCGAGAAGCCCGCCTATGCTGGCCGCCTCGCCCCCTATGGAACGGTCGATGTGAAGCACCTCGTGGCCGTCCCTCTCCAGTCTGGGGCAGAGGGCTCCGCCTATGAAGCCCTCGCTCCCTGTCACTATGATCTTCATCCGATGAATGAGTGCTGCTCTAAAGTTGATAAATTTTGTTAACCTCACGGCACGAGGTCGTCGAACAGCCCTGGCACCCTCGGCTGCAAGGCCTCGTGCTCCTCGTGGAAGAACTGTTCCTTGGTCTTGCCCGCCTTCTTGCCTTTCCGCGTGTGCACGTCGAAGGTGTAATCAGGCACCGGCAGCGGATGTTCCCTCGCGTCGTCCAGTGCGGCGAGCACCGCCTCGTCATCGGCAGCCACCCTGTCAACGACCAGGTTGTTCAGGTGGTCCGCGTCCCTGCTCTTGCGGCACTCGCACAGCAGGATGACCGCCTTGCCGACGAACACCCTGCCCTTGGGCTCCTTGGAGCCCTTGTTGACCAGCGTGTAGCCGTTGTGGAGGGCATCCACCTCACGGGTGATGATTCCCCAGCAGTCCTCCGCGCTGATGGTGTAGAGCCGCTTCCAAAGGTAGTTGCCGAAATGTGATGCCCATAACTCCACGGCGAAGTAGGCAGCCGTGCGGATGTCGCCTCGGCGGATGCTCTTCTGCAATGCCGAAGCCACTTCAAAGAAGTCGTAACCGTTAATCGTCCGTAATCTGAAACCCATTTTTTCTTTAAAGTTAGTCATTTTTTTCGATATAGTCGCAACATAATCAACTGATTAACTTTAATTTAACGATTAAAACGGAAACGTCGCGCTGATGTTGTACTCCACCATCGACTTCGTCTTCTCCTTGCCGTTGTTGCCCTGGCCTTTCAGCCTGATGACCTCGCCGAAGCACTTGCGCATCAGCAGGATCGACCGCCGCTCCTCCTCCACGTTGCGGATGGCCGACAGGCCTCCAGCGTTGACGAAGGTGGAACGCTGCTCGAAGTTGTAGCGCAGGTCGGTGAGCACGCGCCTCTCCCTGTACTTCATCCAGCACGAGATCCAGAAGTCCTCCTTCAGCCGCAGCTCCTCGTTCCACCACACGTTCTCGTTGTAGCGGACACCGTAGCTGCATCCCGTCACCATCCTGCTGAGCGACAGGTAGCACGTCTCGTCGTACATCACGGGCGACACCCTGGAGGTGAAGCCGAACAGGTGCACGTCAAGCAGGCACGCCAGCTCGTAGAGCTCTTGTATCACCCTCGTCACCTCGTCCTTTCCGCGCAGGCGGGCGGACTCGCCCTTCTCGGCGTACAGGCGCTTGCAGGCATCAACGTCGTCATCAAGCATGAACAGGTCGCCGAAATGGCGGGCCATCCAGTTGCGCTTGGGCACCAAGCCCACCACGCTGTCGGGGTGGGTCACTATCTCACAGTCGGGGTTGAACGCCCTGTACAGTTCCGCCTGGCTCTCCGCCACGCAGATGATGGGGTCGTTCACAAGGCGTTTGGCGAACACCCTGTCATGCCGCTTATGGCTCGGTATCACGATTTTGCAGGGCATCTCGGAAATCCTTTATGTCGATAACGTTGCTTCTGCTCACCTTACCCGTCTTGTACGAGCGCATCCGCTGCATGTTGAGCACCTCGCGCAGCCAGTTGCTGTCCACCTCGTTGGAGCTCTGGATGATGAACAGGTCGTACTTCTCGTCGTACTTCGGTATTATCGGGTACGTCGCGGAGTCGTTGTCCACCGCCTCGAAACGCTCGCGGAACGGGTCTTTCTGCTTGGGCTTCTCGAACTCCATGCCCCAGCCCTCCAGGTCCTTCTGGAAGCCGCCCCACTCGTTGCGCAGGATGTCGCGGTCGTCCTCGCCGTAGCTGATGTTGTCCTTTGCCGCGTACTCGCGCAGCTTCTCGGCGGGCGTGTCAGCCGGCAGCACCTTGCAGGGCACGGTCTTGAAGCCGAGTTCCTTGCAGGCGCGGAAACGCAGGTTACCGCACACGACCACATAACCGCCCTGGTGCTCCGTCACGATGATTTCGCGCAGCGACAGCATCTCTGGGCTCTCCTCGATGCTACGCTTCGTCATCTCGTAGCGGTCTTTCCTCACCAGACGGGGGTTGCGCGGCAGCCCGTCTATCTGTCCTTGATTGACGCTAATCTCGGACACCTCTATTTCTTTCGTTTTCATTGCTTCTTTCAACAATTCATGGTTCAACAATTCATTACGAAGCAACTACTCATCCCCGTGCTCCATCAGCCACGCTATCCTGTCCTTGATGGCCTGCTCGATGTTCTCGCACCCGAGGTGGCGCATCGCCAGGGCGGTCCAGATGATGATGTCGGCGGAAAGCTCCTCGCGCTCCCCGAACTCCGTGGTGTAGGTCTTGCACGGGTCGTCCCTGTGCTCCCCCTCCACGAAGCCGCGGGTCAGGTGGAGAGGCGGCGAGCCTGGCTTGCAGCCGTCCATCGCACGCCATTTCGCGCTTATGGCGATGCTCATCGCCTTGTGCGACGTGCCGTATGGCGACACCTCCCTGTCCTCCACCATCTTGTCGTAAAGCTGGCCGATGAGTCTGTTGAGAGTTATCATTCTTGTCGGATTAGAAGTTGCTGTAAATTTTATCTCTCGGTAGTCTGTTCGTTCACGGTGCTCTGTCCATATCGGTTCTGTCGTTAGGTTGCACGTTGTATCTCTTGCAGGGCCGACACCACCTTGGGCATGTCGGCCGCCATGATGATGACGCGGCTGCGCATCTTCTTGGCGAGGTTGTGCTCGGTGAGCACGTAGTAGTCCGGCAAGCCGGAAACCCCTGGCTTGCGGTCAACGGTATATTTGCGGTTTGCCGCCTGAATGGTCAGCGACCGCAGGATGTCTCGGCAACGTCGTCCCATGTGAGTGCTGTTGTTTGGTGGGTCACTTGCCTGCCGAGGTCTCGATGGTGGGGAACACATCGACAATCTTCGTCTCCTTGATGTACTCGATTTCCCAGTCGTTGGCCGAGCCCTCCAGATGCCCGTTGACGCGGGCTTTCGCCCCGTTGAAGTCAGCCGCCTCGATGAGGAGGCAGTACGGCTGCTTGACCACCTTGCCGGTGTACTGGTCAACAGCGATGAAATTAATCTTCGCCGTGTAGTATGTCCCCGAATGGTCGATGTCGGGCAGGTACATCGTGTACCTCGCTATCCTCTCCGCCACCACCTCGAAATCACCCGTGACGTAGGGCTGCATCTCCTTGGTCACGCGCTCCTCCGCCTCGGCGAACGCCACAGCGTCCACCGCGTAGGTCTCTGTCACCTTCTTCAGCACGCCGTCTTCTCCGCATTTGTCAAGGCGTGCCTTCACCTCGAAATATCTCATGTCATTGCCTTAGTTTAAGTCCGTATCTCTTCATCGTCCTCTCTATCGTGTCGGCCTTGCTCTTGCCGATGCCCCTCACGGACACCAGCTGCCGGCGCGTCATCCGTGACAGGTCGCCCAGCGTGTGGACACCCTCCCTGCCGAGGACTCCCCACAACGGGAAGCCCACGGCCGAGAGCTGCGTGCTCATCACACGCTCGATGTGCCTGTCCTTCTCATGCAGCAGCTGGTCTGCCGTCAGCCTCATGTCTTGCCTCCTTTCGGCTCGATAGCGGTGCCCAGCAACTTCCAGGTGTCCTCGTTGTAGGGGATGCACTGTTTCCACACATGGAAACCGCCCCTCAGAACGAAACCGGATGTGCCATCGTCGCTCTGACGGCCGAACACACCATACACCCACAAATTGAAATTAAAGTCTCTCACCAGCACACGGTCGCCCTCTTTGAAGGGGCATTCGGGTTCGGTGGTGTTCTCGTTAATTTTGCAAGCCTCGTCAACCAGCGTGTCGATGACACTGTTGAAGCGTTCCATCTCGTCACGCATCCTGTCGAGGACATCCTGCAAGCTCTCGCTGTTCACTTTGATTTTTTCTTCCATTTGTTGATTTTTTAATTCGTTAAACAATACCAGATGCCCGCCATAAAGCAGGCGACCTCAGCCCACAGCACCTTGCGTGAGCAGTTGGTCGATGCCAGCGTGTAGCTGACGTAGATTAGCCATGCGAACAGGCACAACGGCTTGTTGATGGCGATGAGCAGCTGCGAGCATCCTGCCGCCATGAAAGCACCGACGTAGTGTGCCGTGAGCTTGTCGGGGTCGAAAAGCGGTGTGACCGCCACGATGCCCATGCCGACAATGGTGAGGAAACCCAGCCATGCCGTGCCGTCGCTCGCCCTGCTCATCATCGCAGTGCCGATGAACACGCCGCAGGTGAGCATCACGAAGCCGAACAGCCACTTCCACTTGTCGGATAGCGTGAACACGCTGCTGGATAGCGACGTGGGCAGACCCTTGTCTTTCCACACCACCAAGGCGGTGTAGGCGATGGCAAGTGCCGCCGCTATGATTACACACACTGTCATGACGTTCCTCCGTTTAAGCGCCTCTTCCTGATGAGGGCGCACCCGTTCTCCATAAACTCGTCCCTCTCGGCCTTGCCCTTGAAGGGCTTCCCCTCCAGCGGCCAGCACGGCCACTTCTTGCAGCCCTTGCACACCTCGGCTCGCCATGAGCGGCATCCCTCGCGACCCATGTCGGTGACGATGCCCTCAAAACCCTTGAAGCAGGGGCGGTGGACGCACGCCTCGCAGCTCCGCCATCGCCCGAAAGCCTTCGTGTCGTAGAGGCGTTCTGACATCAGGCTGTAGTCCACCTCCGCCTTGGGCTTGTTCTTCGCGAACCTCAGCAGCGGCTTCTTGCACAGACCCATGTCGCTGGCGTGCCGCCTCACCGTGTTGGCGGACACGCCCAGCCTCCTGCCTATCTCGGCGTTCGTCTCCTTCAGCCACAGCTCACGGATGAGCTCGTGTGCCGTGCCGTCGTAGAACGACTGCGGCAGACGGGGTGTCTCATACGCCTTTATCCCCAGCGAGGTGAGCCACTCCCTGACAACGGGAACGCTCACATGAAGTCCCTTCGACAGCTCGGTGGAGGTCTTCGTCTCGTGGTTGGCGAGCAGGTACTCCCTGCGCTCGTCAGTCAACGGCAGCTTCTCCATGCTCATCTCTGGCTATCTCGTCCTTGATTTTCCTGTTGCCGTCGAACACGGCATTCATCTCAAAGTAGGCATCCGACAGGAGGCTGGAGATTTCCGCCAGGGCTCTCGCCTTACGCTCCCTGATGTCAAGCAGCCGCCTTCCGTGGGCAGCCGCAAGCTCGCCCAGCTTCCTGTCACGCTCTGCCTCCGCCTCGTAGCGCAGGCGCATGGTCTCCTGACCGTCACAAGATATGCCGATGACCTTGCGCTTGCACTCGTCGATGGCTTCCCGCCTCTGCCTTTGGTACTCCTCGGTGGCCTCGACGCTCTCTCTCTTGGCCCTGACCTCAAGCTGCCTCTTCTCGCTTGCTGCCTCAACCTTGGAGCGGCGGTACTTCTCCATCGCCAAAGCGTTGGATGTGCTCAGTTCCTTCCGTGTCATAGCTCAATGGTTTTGGTCATCGTCAACGTTCCAGTGTATCCGGCCTGGCGCAACGCCTCGATGGCATCCTCCACGCTCACCGGCTTGCTCTCCGTCACCCTCACCACGGCTTTCGCAGGCTCTGCGGTGACCTTTACATCCCTGTCGTCCGTGTGCCATGCCTTCGAGAGCGCCTCCCTGACGCAGTCGTTGCACACATGGCGGTAGCCGTCCTTGGTCTTCACGTTCTTGGAATACTCGGACAGCGGCTTCTCCTTGCCGCATCGGGTGCACACCTTGGTGGCCTGCGCCTCCTGCTTGGATGCTCTCTCCTCCAGCCACTGGCGGCAGGTCGTGCCCGTCTTGCCAGGCACCTCGTCGATGATGAGCGCCACAGGCTCGCCAAGCTCGGCCTTAAGGCTCGCCTCGATGCTCGTGGAGGCGCTTTTCAGTGTCTTCTCGTCCTCTGCCGAGGCGCACTTGATGTACACGGCTCCCACTTCGGAAGCCTCGAAAGTCGGCCATGCCCTTTCCATCGCCTCGCCCACCTTGGCGAA